CACCTGGAAAGATTAAGCAGCAAGGCACTCCGCAGAACGCCACAAACTTAAATGCCATGGACCTTGCGGCATTTGAAGCTATGCTGATGGTTAATGAGAATACCCGGAATATCCGGCATGTAAGAAATACGGCTGATGGCTTGGTTGGTGAAAAGATTCAGGTTACACTTACCAATACGCAGTTATATCCGCACAACAATTCCACAAAATCAGTCCAATTATCTGCATCAAGGAACAATAAAGATTACACAATTGAAGCGGAAACGGTCAGCGTGTCAGGCGGTGCGGTCGGTAATATTGAATACAGTGATAAGCTGTTGAATGGGTTTAAAGTAGCATTTACTGGCTCTGCAAGCTCCGTTGTGTTGAATCTTTATGTGAGGGGAGGAATTTGATGTGGCAAATATAATCATTCCGAACCAAAAACGTAAGACTGATGCAGAATATGTCATGAAAAAGTATGGCGTTGACCGCAGTAACCCAGCCATGCGTGAAGCAGCGGAAATTACGGCGGCCAGAACGAATGAAGCTATTGAGATGGCTGAAAAAAGAAGGAGGTATTTTTGATGAAGGTAATTCATATGCCGGAAGATGGCAAGAAATTTATTCCTTATGAGGTTGCAGGGAATAACATTGATTTCAACGATGGTGAGATGGCGATTAATCTTTCCAAAAAAGAAAGGGATTACGAGGTATTGGTAGATGTCTGCATGGACTATACAGGAGGACTTGTTTGCGGTACCGCCGATGGGTTAAGGTATGTAGCTCAGGTCACTATCCCTGAAAGGGAATACACAGAGATAGAAAAACCTAATCCGGAATATACGGAAGATGGTGAAGGAGAAGGAACGGTATCCCCAACTATTATAGACAGGGAGCCGGTTCCTTTTGACATTGAAAAGTGTGAATTAAGATTATGGGAATTGGAGGTATAGGCAAATGGCAAATTTTGATGATTTTAAGTTGGCAATAGAGGCTATGTCCGGAGGAAAAAATACGGTCTTGTATGATGATTTGGAAATGCCTTCCGTGATGGTGCCGTTTCCGAAAATGAAGATTTCAGAAATTATGACTGGTGGAAGCCAGAATATCCATCCAGCATTTTTGGTGGGTGGGGTAGAGAAAGATAAAATTTATGTATCTAAGTTCCAGAATATCGTATTGAATGACAGAGCATATTCGCTTCCTATGCGTGACCCAAAAGTGAGCTTAAATTGGGATGCCGCAAATACCTATTGCCGAAACAAGGGTAAAGGATGGGGATTGAATCCATATTCCCTCTGGTCTGCAATTGCTCTTTGGTGTCGGAAAAACGGAACAATGCCGAGGGGGAACAACAATTATGGAGGTGACCACTCATACGCGCATGAAAAGGGTGTTCCGTGTGCTTATGAATCCGATGGTAGGACGGCAAGATGCTTGACAGGCTCCGGTCCAGCAAGTTGGTATCACAATTGGATGCCGGATGGTATTGCTGACCTGAACGGTAATGTATGGGAATGGTGTGCCGGAATGAGGCTTATGGCAGGAGAAATCCAGATTATTCCATACTCCAACAGTCTATTGGCAGAAACAAGTATGTCCGCAACGTCCACGGAATGGAAAGCAATATTGTCTGACGGTTCATTGGTAGCACCTGGAACATCAGGAACTCTGAAGTGGGATTGGGTATCCAGTAAAATCCAGCTTACCAATGGTTCGGTGACTTATACGACAGATGCAGGAAACGGAATGCAATATAACGCAATGTCGTTGGTTTCTGGACTTACCGCACCTGAACTGGCAAAAGTATTATTACTATACCCAGATGAACCAGGCGGTGATTACGGTGGAGATTATCATTGGATGAATACTGTCGGCGAGCGTTTGCCGATTTGCGGCGGCTGTTGGTACAACACTGGCGGTGCTGGCGTGTTCAGGGTCAATCTCCTCAATCCACGTTCGTACGTGTCCTGGTACATTGGCTTCCGCTCCGCTTATGTTGCCCTGTAACCTGTTACCCTGTAACCTGATAGGCGAACGATAGTGAGCCTATATGAAAATAAAGCCTATATCTCAGACGGTATAGGCTTTTATGGGGTGAAAAATGAAAAACGAAACAGAAACACTGAAAATCTTACAGAAAATTGAAGACATGATGGAATATGCATATCCGGCTTTAGCACAATATCCAAAATCAGAAAGGTTTGCCATGGTAGCAGATATGAAACGGAGCATGGATACCATGTTGGAAAGAGCTATTGAAGCTGAAAAGAAATATTACAAGAAGACCACCCTGCAGGAGTTGGATGTTGAAATCATGAAGATGAAGACATATGTAAAAATGTCCTACCGGCTGGGTTTCCTACCGGATAAGAAAAGGAATGTAATGAACGATTATCTGGTTGAAATAGGTAAAATGCTGGGTGGCTGGATTAAAGCATGTCAGAATCGTGAAGTAAAGAAGTAAGGTTTACAATAATCAAATTTGGGAACCGGCTATTGCGTTTGCCGATTTGCGGCGGCAGTTGGAACAACACTAGCAGTGCTGGCGTGTTCAGGGTCAATCTCAACAATCCACGTTCGAACGTGAACTGGAACATTGGCTTCCGCTCCGCTTTACTCTTATTGTCAGATGTCTGTCACTCATGGGTGCCATTCCAGTACATAGAGTATAAAGGAGCCTGTTTCCACTCTGGGCCGGAAGGCAGGAGGAAAATAAAAGCCTTGGTGAACAGAATTCATTAAGGCAGACCATGGAAGCCGCAAGTAACCATGACGAATTTCGTCAGGTGAAAGCTGCAACACATGGAATAAGCATGAAGAGGTTAGAAAGTTGAAGATTAAGAATGTTTTCAACATTATCTTCTCTATGGATAATTTGTACAATGCCTTAGAGGACGCTTCCAAGGGAAGACGGTACAATAGGGATGTTCTAAAATATAATTTTGACTCGTGGGCGTTGCTCCGGGAATTGCAGGAAGAAGTATTGGACGGAAGGTATGAAATTAAAAATTATCATATTTTTTATGTCTATGAACCAAAGCAAAGGATGATAATGTCCATTGCCTTTAAACACAGGATTGTCCAATGGGCAATATACAGGGTGATTAATCCGATACTGGTAAAGGGATATATAGAGGATTCTTACGGATGCATACCCGGACGTGGCGGACTGAGCGCAATGTTAAGGCTGAAATACTGGTTAGCACAAGTCAGCCGAAAGGAAAATAACTGGTATTACCTGAAGCTGGACATAAGCAAGTATTTTTACCGTATTTCGCATAAAATCCTGAAATCGTTGTTAGCAAAGAAAATAAAGGACAAAAGGCTTTTACAGTTGTTAAACGGCATAATTGATTGCGAACATACCCCATTTGGCTTGCCGCTTTGGCGTTCCCCAGATGAAGTTGAATTAGAGGAACGCCTTTTTGATGTAGGTATGCCGATTGGGAACCTTCTGTCACAGGTGTTTGCAAATGTGTATCTGGATACATTAGACCAGTTTTGCAAACGGGAATTACAGATACATTTCTATATCCGTTATATGGATGATGTGATAATTCTTAGCGATAGCAAACAACAGTTGAAGGAATGGAAAGACAAGATTGAAACTTTTCTTCTTGACAAACTTGAACTTCACTTAAACCAAAAGACCTGCATAAGACCGATTAATCAAGGAATCGAATTTGTCGGATACCGGGTATGGGCAACTCATGTTACAATCCGGAAAAGCACCAGCTTAAGGATAAAAAGAACTTTGAAGGCAAAAGCAAGGAGATATAAGGTATATAAAGTGTCTTTCACTGATGTTACTAATACGTTAATGAGTTATTTAGGCATGTTGGAGCATTGCGACAGCTACCTTTTGAAAAGAAAGATTTTAAATGAATTAGTGCTGACACATGCTGATAAAACGGAGGAGTGCCATGAACTACAGCAAGCAGGAGTTATTGGAATTGCAGAACACAATTATTGAAAACCAGCAGTATGTAATAGCTGAATTGATGAAATTGTACTGCATTGAACCCACTTTTAAGCTGGATGAAAAATTACAGGAAGTGATCCGTCAGAACAACCAGCTTATAAAAGTATTGGATACGCCGTGAATGGGAAAGGAGGAGGTAACGGATGGAAGAGAAGGTTAAGGAGCTTGAAAGAAGAGTTTCAACCCTCGAAGCGCAAGTTCAAGAGTTGAAACAGAGTGAAATGAATGCCGATAAAATATTAGAAATTATTGCTGACCGGATGAATGAGGTCTGTCATGGCATTCTTGTTCCAGCTGCTCATGATACATTTTAAGACATTCGATTGTGACTGTCAAAGCCTGGCTGCTTATGACATTTGCCATTTTAGACATTGATTCATCTGGTGGATATTGCTTGTCAATCCGGGATTTAATAGATTGATGAATGACTTCAAAATCCATATGTATTGTCTCCTTCCTTCAATACTCGGCTCGCTACAGCCTGTAGGTACAGTGTAATGGAGATTCAGGGATATGGCAACAGGAGGACACGCATAGAAGGGAGGATATATGAGGATTAGGGACGGACCTGGAAAGGTCTTATTTTTATGCAGAAACCAAATTAAAAGGAGGACAGAGTATGCCAGAAAGTAAAGATTTTGAACGTGAAGTTTTAGACCGCCTGATAAAGATTGAGGCAAAAATAGAAAGCTGGGAAAATTCAAAGAAGCAAGCATACGACAATCAGCGAGACATTATAAAGCTACAGCAGTGGAATACTCAGATACAGGAAGATGTGAACGAATTGAAAGAAGGCAACAAATGGCTAAAAAGGACAACGGCCGGAGCCGCCATTGCGGCAGTCGTAAGCACCATTGTTGCCATCGTCCTTGCTTCATTTTGATATGAATCATGCGGTGCATATTTGCCCTAATTTCAGATTTTGTGGGCAAGGCAAACATTTATACCTATCACTAATTTAAACGTAACCCAGAAACAACCAGAGGATTTTAAGAGCCTCTATAATTTTATCCAAAGGAGGATACCAAGTTGAAAAATATTAATTGGGCTAGGAAACTTACGAGCAGGAAACTGTGGACGGCGGTAGCAAGTTTTGTTTCCATGATGGTGGTAGCAACAGGCGGCACGGAAAGTGCGGCAACGCAGGTAACGGCATTGATTATGGCAGGAGCCTCAGTAATTACCTACATCATTGGAGAAGGGCTTGCGGATGCTTCATATACGGAAACAACCGTAGAGATTGAAGAAGAGGGCGAATAGCCCTCTTTTTTGGAGGTAATTTTATGGATGATTATATCGGGAAACTCGTAAAGAAATTTGAATCAGGAAGTAAAGGCAGTCTTGCTCTTGGCAGTTGCGGTAACGATTGGGGATTGAGTTGTGGTTCCTATCAGCTTACCTTACGCTGGGGGAATTGTATCAGCTTCCTGAAGAAATATTTTCCCTGGAAAACGGTGGGCTTGTATTTTAATTCCGGAAAATCTGATTTTGCACAGAAGACATGGCCGGGAGCAGAATATTGTTCGTCACCGGAAGAAGTGCAAAGCATCTGGACGACATGTTACAACGAAGCAGGGGCAGATAAGTTTTTTAGATACGAACACGAATATATCCAGAACAGTTATTACGAACCCCTCATGAAAAAGTTGACCGGATATTATAATCCAAACAATAGCTGCAGTGCAATGCAGGAATGCATGTGGAGCTGGGCGGTCCATAGGGGAAGTTCCGGAGCCTACAGTGAATTTAAGGCGGCTATGGATACGGAAGGCATTCATGACCCAGAATCCGTTAAGGCAATTGAGTTGTTGGAAATATGCTATGACAAGCGTTATGCAGTGAGCGGAACTACCAGGTATTCGACTTCAGGCGGCGAATCAAGTGAAAGAATTGTTTTAAGGGAATATATATGTTCCGCACCTTTGAAGTATGAGGGACGCAACCCTACAACGGAAATTAAGGAGGAATCAGCAATGAAGGTTATTGAAAAAATCGCAACCCAGAATCCATGCTATAAGGCAGGAAAGACTATTACGCCATCTGGTATCATGATTCATAGCGTGGGGTGTCCACAACCAGACCCTCTTGTGTTTGTGAAGAATTGGCAGAGTGCATCCGCACAAGTATGTGTTCATGCAGTGTTAGGTACAGATGGGAACGTGTATCAGTTATTACCGTGGAATTGGAGAGCATGGCATTGTGGAATCGGCTCAAAAGGTTCCTGCAATAATACCCATATCAGTTTTGAAATGACGGAGCCGGCAACGATTGCATATACGAGTGGCGCAAATTGGACTGAAAAAAATCCGGAGGCAACCAAGGCACATGTGCTTGCAACGTATAAGTATGCGGTTGAGCTTACGTCATACCTTTGTGAAAAGTATGGTCTTAATCCACTTGCAGACGGAGTGGTTATCTCTCATAGCGAAGGCAATAAGCGAGGTCTGGCTTCAAACCATGGGGATGTTGAGCATATCTGGTCCAAGTTTGGATTGACGATGAATCAATTCAGGCAGGATGTCAAGGCGGCTATGGGTGGAAAAGTCGTTGAAGTAGCAAGCACCGATAACAAAAGCACATCTGATGTTTCAGAAAGTACAACAGGTACAGTTGTAAAGGTTACGGTTGATTCTTTAAACATCCGTAGCGGTCCGGGAACCTCATATACGATTGCAGGTTCCATCACCGATAAGGGAAGCTATACCGTAACTGAAATATCGGACGGATGGGGAAGGTTAAAATCCGGAGCCGGATGGATTTGCCTTAGTTACACAAATTATTCTGGAAATGCCACAAGCACAGCAGCTACATCGAAATTTCCTTATACAGTAACGATTACCGCCAAAGTCCTTAATGTGAGGAAAGGTGCTGGTACTTCCTACGGCATTGCAACTACTGTAAAAAAGGACGAAAAGTATACCATTATTGAAGAGAGTAACGGTTGGGGAAAATTAAAATCCGGAGCCGGATGGATTTCCCTTGAATATGCAAAGAGATTATAATATTTATCCCCTGTCAAACGGCAGGGGATTTTTTTTATTTTGAGAAAATTTCATTTTATCTGAAAAGTCAATCATTTCAAACGTCCTTCGGACAATCCTATGGACAATCCACCGAAAAATCCACTGTAACCAGTACCAGTACCATCACCAGTACCATAACCAGAAAAAAGAAGAAAATGAAACACGCACGTACACACATAAAATCAATGTTTGTTAGAGTGTTTGCACTATCTATACAAAATGAACAAAAACGAAGCATGTTTTTTGACGTAATGAATCCCAGTCAATCCTACAGAATTATTCAATATAATCTATGGCTAACAGTAAAAACGTATTCAGAAGCATTTCAGAAGTTCTCAGAGGCTCTTGAAAAAGAGTTTCTTCTATTATATAAAGCACGTCGTTTATCTTAAAAAACTTTCAAAAAACATAAACTTAATGATTGACAATTACCGAACGGTAAGCTAAGATGATTGCAAGATATAAATTACCAAACGGTAAGCATATTGGTTAAGAGTGAAAGGAATGGTTGGCATGACAAGACAGAAAGCAGAAAAGCACTTAGAAAGAGCAATAGAGCATAGAGAGTATTTAAGAGAATACTACGTTGAGGTAAAGAGAAGTCCAAAATGGAGAAACCTGGATTTGCCCTGGAGTCTCTTTGGTAATCCTTTTCAAAAGGAACTCAATGAAATTAAAAACGACTTGAAGGAAATTAATGAAAGAATTTCAAAATATGAACGTATCCTCAAATAATAGAGGGAATGTAGAAGTAAAAGCTAATCTAAACGAAGCAGTAAGGCTGGGAGCTACCGACATGGCTCTGGTTCCTGGTCTGAAAAGTAGTAAGATAGCTGGAAAATAAAAGGAGGAAATGGCATGAGCGTTTACACAATCAGCTACGAAGGAGAAAAGAAGAGTTTCCAGTATGACAGAGATAACGCAACGGTTTTGTATGTTGCGAAAGCATCCGCTGAAGATATTGCAGTTAATCAGGAGTGGGTGACTAAATATGGCAAGCCATTATTTGAAATTCTGGGTGATGGATACATGGTATTTGACAGTATCGGACTCAGCAGAGAGAATTGGGATGACAAAGAAGCCAGAGACGAATACCTGCATGGATGGATGTTTGAGATGGAAGAAGAGCTGGCTTATATGATGGAAGATGCGGTGAAAGAATTTGGATTGGAGGTGTAAGATGAAAGGACCTTTAGTAGCAGAGATAGCAGTAAGGTGTGCAAAGTTAGCAGTTGCGGTTGATGAAAGTGGGGACGTGACATTTGGTGAATATGTCAATGAGTATGTTGAACAGCTTGAAGATGGAACGTATCTGACATACTTGAAGTCTTGGATAGGCTGGATGATTGAAAGTGGAAGCAAGGAAGCAGTTGAAATCATGAAGCGTGTTATCAGATGTGAAATGAAATCTACCGAATGGGAGGAAGCTTAATAGATGGCTAAGAAATATGTTAATCATGTAAAAGGTCAACCGATTACAAGAAACACGGACAACATTAGAGTGGAAGGGCGTATTGGTACATGGTATGTAATCGATGAAACATACCACAGAGGATGTAAGATATTCCTGCTTGAACACGAGATATATGGGGACGAGGCTGCTTGTATTGCAGTTGATAAAAATGGGAAAGTTGTATGTGAAGATATATATGATGATTTTCCTGATTGCTTGGACTGTGCAGAAAATCATATCGAAGTGCCTATTTTCAGCGAGGAAATGAACGAAGATGGAAGCTATGACATTATAGGATACCGTAAAGAATATACGGACTAATCAAACAGAAAGGCAGAGAAAATGGTTAGATATTACAGCACACAACGCCCAGTTCTTCCGGGAGGTTTCCCGAAAAAAGTAGAGGTTGAGAGGATTGAGAATTTTGATACGAAGACATTCTGTGAAGAAATCGGCCGGGAAGCGTGGGGGTACATAGAGTACAGTACGGCACTTACAACAGAGGAAGCAGGTGCATATGAGCTGACGCTAGGCGGCATGAAAACTTATTATTGCGTGACTACTTCCATTGATGACAGAGGAACGGTAAAAGCAGCAATCACAAATGTTATTCAGACCGTTTGTAAGCCGGATAATAGTTCTAAGAGTTTGAAATGCAAGGATGTTTATAATGACTGGTTTGATAGCCGGGAGGAAGCTGAAAAATTTGTGGAGGAAGCAAAGACGGCATAGAATAAAAATCCATAAAAAGTAAACTTTCCGATTGACACCAGAAGTGGGTAAGTTATGATGAAGATACAAAACAACTTACCGGAAGGTAAGTTGGAAAGGAGGAAGTTAATATGACATACATTGAGAGAATCAATCAAAAAGTCGGGGAAATGAAAGACGAAGGATACACTGGTACGGAAGCAATCATGGAACTGGCAATGGAAGCCGGGCTGGACACATTCAATCCTTACAAGGCAACTGAAGAAGAGCTTAAGGAAATCGCAGACATGCTTCAAAAAGCAGAAACAAAAGAACTGCCCAACAGCTATTCTACCCAGAATTAAGCGATATTGAAGGGACAGTTCTCAGCAGAAGGGGAGTTACAGCTCCCCTACCTGTTGAGTATAACATAGACGAATCAAGAAGTAAATGAAAAAACAAGAGGTTAAGGACGAAAGAAGAATTGAAAGTAATTAGAACTGGTACCGGTATATGAAACCAGCACAGTTATTCAGATGGAATGGAAAACCGAATGGCAGGGGGAGAAGGGAGGTAACAAATGACACAGTATCAAAGGAAAACAGTAGATTGCTGGAGGATGTATGTAAATTATGGATACGGATGGGAACACGAATTGACTGAGTACAGCAAGACGGAAATCAATGACAGGAAGAGAGAGTATGCCGAGAATTGTCCTCAGTATCCAGTGAGAGTTGTTAAAGGAAGGGAACGAAAGGAATGATTGGTATTAACTCCCCACCAGTAGACAAGGAGGAAAGAAGATGGCAATTATCGAAAATGGTACAATATCTTTCAAAGGGGCTGTTATAAAAACATGGGACCATTATTGGATTGATGGCATGGTTAGTGAATATGCGCTGGTATGGAATATTGAGAAACATGAATACGAGACGGTCAATATTGGATATTACGGCTCGGATGGTCATGACTTCATAGGAATCAAATGTGAAGTGGAAGTCAGTGAAATAATATCAAGGGATATTCTAAAACATACCAAGAAATCAGCAATATATAGCTTCTGCCAGTCGGTAATCGAAAAGAAGAGTCGTATTGAAGCAGGAATTGATGCAGTGGTGGTAAGAGGCAGAAAGGTTCAGAAAGGAAAGAAACTGAATGTTTTTTGGGTTGGTGAAAGACCGACCTTTACCGGATACGGCACTGAAGGAATAGCTGGTTGTTATGATGAACAGGGCAATAAAATCTGGATAAAAGCAGATTATCTGAAAAATGTTACACCTTTAAAAAGCCCTACTGTGAAAGAACGGAAAAAATACATAAATTGGTACATAGAACAGAATACAGAAAAGCATGTGAGGAGGATTGCTGGGTGGCACAACATGGTTTGAGAAAAGGCAATTATCGGATATTTACTGAATGTTCCAGAGGACCTGAAGCAGGGTACAGGAAACAGCTTCGGGCTGGAACGAAAATCAGGGTGGACTTGTTTGATGGGCTTCCGCTCTGGAAAGTTCCTGAATTGCTGAAATGCAAAAACTGGAAAGTTGACAGCAAATACGGTAAAGGTGTTTGCATGACATACTACATAGATATTTTAGAGAGATAGGAGGAAGAAAACAATGAAGTTGATGACAAAAGAGATTGAGAAGAAGTTTAAGGAGTTTCCATTAATGAGCCAGGATGGGAAGGGTATGGATGCCGAAGTTGTGGTGAAGTATTTCAATCCGTTCGGTACCGGAACCTGGCTGATTACCGAAGGCGAGAAGCAGGAGGATGGAGATTGGGAGCTGTTCGGATACTGCCATATCTTTGAATGGGAGTGGGGAAGCGTGATGCTGAGCGAACTGGAGAACATACGGACTCCGTTCGGCGGCATTGAAAGGGATCTGTATATCGGCGAACATAGCAAGGTCAAGGACTTGGTGAGATAGGAGGGATGAAAGTGATTACAGTGTGTTATGAGGAGTATCACAATGATTATTTCAGGAAGGAGCATGAGAAACGGTTTGCGAATCTGGCAGAACTAGAGGAGTGGATATTCGGGCAGATGAAGCAGGACTATTCGGACAAGGAGAAGGGATGGTTGAGAATGTTCTTCCCTGTGCATGAGACGCCTTCCAGGATTGGGTTTACGCCGCAGTGGGGCGGACCTAACTGCTGGATACACCAGATTGAAAGCGAGAGGGGCATCATCTTTACCGATGGAAGGCATACTGCCGGGCAGAAGCATTGGAACCAGGAAGTAAGGGACTGGCTGAAGCATTGTAAGGAACGCCAGTATTCCCCGAAGTTTGTGTTTGCGGAGTGATTCGGAATGAGACCCACCCGGCAGACAGCCGGAGGAAGGAGCAGATTATGGATATTTTGGAAAAACAGAGATTGACGGAGGTGCAGATAGAACAGTTGGCACTGGAAATCAGGGAGTTCCTGCTGAGACATGGGATGTGGCAGGACGTGGACATCTACTTCAATCATAAGAGATTTGGTTGCAAAGGTCCGGACGGTCACTATTACTACAATGACCGGGAACATCTGTTTGTAGAAGAAGGGATTGAGCCAGAAACATTTTTTGAGTATGTGAATCCGGCTCATATCTTCAGCATGAGTTTTGAAGGTCCGGTGTGCGAGATGCTTTACTACGGAATGTATCCTACCACCAGAAATAAGTTTGATGCAATATTCGAGCGATACGGCCTCTATTATGAGTTCGGCAATCACTGGAATTTCAGTTGTTATTACATTTGAGGAGGATTAGATGTGGAAGAAAGAAGAGACATTGAGAAGCTTAAAATTGAATTTGAAGTCGTGGTAACGAATGAGGATATTGATGATATTATGTGCAGTGCATTGGAAGGCGGCATAACTTACTGGTGCTGCAATGCAGAAGTAATTGGAGAATATTTGGGAGAATACGGCAGTGAGCAAATTAGCAGAGGTGGAAAACTCCGACTTTACGATAGTGAAGAAGATAAGGCCTATGAATTGACAAGAGGCAAGTTCATGAAAGGATTGAAAATGTACTTTGCAAAACAGATAGCAGGAGGTTTTTTGGATTCCACTGGTCATGGACTTTGCTTGGATCCAGGTTATGCAGATGCTTTTACGGCGGATGCAATAATTCAGTATGCACTGTTTGATGATGTGATTTATGGATAGGAGGATGTTTATGGATGTAGGTTGTTGGTATACAGAAAGCTGGTGCGATGAAGATTTGGAATTGGCATTGGAAAATGCTGAAATTCCGGTTACAGAGGAAAATATAAGCAAACTGGGGGAAGCCTGCAAAGGAATCTTTGATGATAAATCAGAGAGAAATGAAATGATTGCGCAAATGGCTCGCGAAACATTCGGAAAGGAGGTTTAAGGATGTCTATGATGAACGCTATTAGAAAAGAATTTAGGAACGAACTCATTGTACTGAGGGAAGAAAAGAGGCAATTGGAAAGCCTGGTAATAAAAAAGCGGGAAGAAATCACAGCAATAAGGATGTCACTGGTTACAGAAATGTGTGCACATTGCGTTGAAGAAAATACTATTGAATGGAATACAAGAAAGCAAGGATATGTAGCATATTGTCCTAACTGTGGGAGACGGCTGATGATATGTAGTGAATGCAGGGCATATGGTTTTCCTTGTAACTATAACCCGGACGAAGATATATGTTACCGCATGGTTGAAAAAATGTGGAAGGAATTTGAAGAGATACCGTTGGATGTTGATAAAGATGGGCGTGAGTATTTTGAAAAAGAATTTAGCTTATGTGGATATGAGTTTCCTGCAGGAATTGAAAAGAATGAGGTTTGGGGCTGGTTCGACTGCCATCATCCAAAGGGGATTGATTATCTTTTGAATGAGTTCGAATATGGAGGTGGAGAATGAGAGGATAGAGATTGAGATGATTGCGTTAGCCAAGATGAACATTGTTAATTTATCAACTATAATTTAACTCTTGAAAGGAGAAAAAAGAATGAAAAACAAAGAAATTGTAAACATCGGGATTGAGTTTATACATCCACATCCAGAAAATCCACGAAAAGAGCTTGGAGATTTAGCGGAGCTTGCAGAATCAATAAAAAAGAACGGAGTAATGCAAAACCTTACGGTTATACCGTTAGAAGGTCAACCGGGCGAATATACGGCAATCATCGGACACAGACGCCATGCAGCGGCAAAGCTAGCGGGTATTCTGGAAGTGCCATGCAGAATTGTTGAGGAAATGAGCGATAAAGAACAGATGGCAACTATGCTTGAAGAAAATATGCAGCGCAATGACCTTACAATCTACGAACAGGCACAGGGCTTTCAAATGATGCTGAACCTTGGGGAAACAGAGGAAACAATAGCCCAAAAGACAGGTTTTAGCAAGACAACTATCCGACACCGTTTGAATATCGCAAAGCTGGACCAGAAGGAGTTACAGAAAAAGGAGAAGGACGATAGTTTTCAGATGACATTGAAGGATTTGTATGAGCTGGAGAAGGTCAAAGATGTTAAGGCGAGAAATAAGATTTTGAAAGAGGCCAATAATTCCAGAGACATTGTTAACCGAGCGCAGAGCGCAGTGGCTGAAGCAAAAAGGGCAGAAACTGCCAAAGTCATTGGTAATATGCTGAAAAACCTTGGTATAGAGAAGGCACCGAAAGAAGCTGAGAATGAAATGTATTCCGGAAAGTGGAAAACCGTCAAAGAGTTCGAGCTTGAAAAGGATGCGCCCAAACGGATAAAGCTTCCTGAAGAGAAGGAGCAGATGTACTATCTGGTATACTATAGATCCCTTCGGGTAATTACGAAAGCATCGAAAGAAAAGAGGGAACTTTCTCCTTGGGAGCAGGAGCAGAAACAGAAAGATAAGGTAAGGAAGCAGATTAAGGCTATCCTCAAAGAGAGTTCTGCCAGAAGAAAGGAGTTTATCCAGAATATCATTTCTGGAAAGATTGATGCGGTAAAAGATGAGGCGAAGGAAGTGGATTTGATATGGCAAGCGCTGGTACCGCTTGGGGCCTGCATATATGAATCAACGCTAAGGCGGTTTTTCCTTGACAAAGATGAATATAACCATACGGACGAAGAAAGGGAGGAGGCACAAAAGAAAGCAGAGAGTCTCGGCACGCTTCATCAGATGCTGATTATCTTGAACGCATCCATGACAGGTACCAATGAAACATTCGATTATAAATTACAATTCAATCCGGCCAAAGGAAATGCACTGATGAAAGGATACGAAGCATTGGAACCATATGGATGGTATTTTGAGAGTGAAGATGAAAAGAAAGTGCTGGACGGTACGCAAGAGCTATATGTAAAAAAAGAGGCAGACGCATGAGGATAAATGAAAAAATATGGGGGAGGTAAAAATGAAAAATATGGAATTAAGTACAGATGATGGCGGCAAGAATATGTCAGAAATACTGAAGGATGCTCTGATGTCAAAGAATATATCTCAGCGGAAATTTGCAAAGATGATGGGCTGGACACCGCAGAATTTCGGGCAGAGGCTGAAGAAAGGTTCGTTCACGGCAGAAGAGTGGAACCGGATGATGAATACGCTGGGCTATGAGGTTAAGTTGATAGAGCTGGAAAGCGGAGTTGAGTTTGAATCCCGGAAGATAGGACATGGCAGAAGGCTGAGACAGGTGAGGAATGGCATAGTGTATGATACCTACAAGGCAGACGCTCTTTGCAGTGATTTTTACAGTGATGGTGAAAATGAGTATACTGACGGAATGGCTTTTGAACTGTATGTAGATTCATTCAGGAGGTTCTTTGTAGCGAGATATGTTGAATGGGATAATGGAACAGACAGTATCTCTCCCATAACCAAAGAAGAAGCAAAGAAATTATTTCAAAAGTATGGCGATAATTTGGCTATTGACACTTACTTTATTTAGTTTTGCTCTTAACTTACCAATCGGTAACTTGCGGATAAAATAATATAATTTCGTCAACCTCAATTGCAATTACCAGTCGGTAAGCTAGAATGATGATGTAACAAAAACAACCACTTATGACGGGCATCAAAAGTGGTTGCAAAACGAGCTTGAAGCTACGGTTTTAGTAATAGCAACATTATTATACCATGGCCGAAGCTCCGAATCAAGACACGAAGGAGTGGTAAGTATGCGAGAATTAGAAAGTTGCATCATCAAAATGAATGAAGTGGCAGCACTAATCCGGATGATTGACGATACGTTTGTTTGTGGGCATATCGGGATAGCTGACGGTGAAGACGGAGTGCATTTGGAACTTGCAATGAACCTGTTGAAAGAAGAGTTTAGCATGAAGTATGAGAAGCTCAGGTCAGTATTTTACGGAGGTGTATGCCATGAATAGGTATGTGTTTGAAGGGAAGAATTTTGAGAATTGTGTGGTGTTTACGGATGACAGGTTTGGCGAAATTCGGGTAATGGTAGAGCCGGAGGGAGAAAACATCTATGTCGGGATTGACATTGCATCCTGCATGGGCTATGCAGCTCCCGGAAAAGCAATAGCACGGTCTGGGATTAACAGCAAAATAAGAATGGTTCCATGGGTGTTCAAAAAGAAGCAGGGTATGGCTAATACCCATTGTTTCTCCGAGGAAGAAGCAAGGCGGTTCATTGACCGTGGTCAGGAATTGCCGGAAGGATTCAGGGATTGGTTTTTCCAGGAGGTGGTTCCACAAGCAAGAAACCTAAAAGTTGAAAATGTAGCACAGGAAGATGAAGCAAAACCGGATAAAGGCATGGAAGCAGATGGTGATATGATTGAGTGGGAATCGTTCAGAGCGTTCACTGGGGAACTCGCAGATACAGAGCCATCAGAGGTTAATATGAAAGAAGTGCTACGAAAATTTGATGAAATCGTGTTAGAGATGCTTATGCTGAAAAAGGATTTAGTTGAAAAGATGAATATGCTTAACAAGTGATGCCGGAGGAAACAAGTCTCCGGCTTGCTTTTATCAACTACAGAATTTATTGTTAAAAACTTTCAAATAATATAAACTTTATGATTGACAATTACCGAACGGTAAGATAAGATGATTGCAAGATAAAAAGTTACCAAACGGTAAGATAACAGAGCAGGAGGAAAAAAGATGAAAGCCAATAGCATTCAGGAAGCATGGAATAAAGTAAACGAAATTTTCCCGACCGATTATGAAAAAGATTATGCTTCAAGCGAAAGAGCAGGATATGACATTTACAGGCACCCAACACTTAATTATTATAGCCGCATTTGTGATTTAGGAAATAGGCTTGAAGTTCTTACCGGCGAATATGGCGAAACAGTAACCAACGTTTGGATTGAGAATCAGACGGAGCAGGAAGATATCAAAGAAAGCGTAGATGCAATGCACGCCGTAAAGGAGTTGGGCGTAAATATATTTCCACTGTTCGAGATGGAAACCTACACCAAGATTACACTGGTAGTTGACGGCAGCAAGTGGAATACAAACGAAACAGAGAGGAAGGTCTACAATGGTTTAAAGAGAGGCGAGAACCAGTTAGCAAGTGACCTGGTGGCAAGCTACTGTGATAATCATGGAATTAGATGGGGCACAATTGGGGGATTGCACATTAGCTATTACGAACACGGCAATAAGGGAGAAAACGGCGGTCACTTTATAATCACTGCATACATCGGGAAGCGAGTTGATTGAATGGGTAAGTATGAAGAAGTAGATATCACGAATTTGCGAATTATGTGCGAGGGATATGATGATGGCGAGGGACTGCAAATTTACAATAAGTGTTCAAGGGCAGAAGCAGAAAAGCGCATGAATATAAGAATTACCTTCCTGCAAAAAGATTTTCTGGGTTATAAACTTGAAAATTTAGAGTTTCTTACAGATAGCGAGATAAAGACTCTTCAGAAAGTTCTTGGGTATTCAGATGCTTGGATAAATCAGATTAGAGAGAATGGATATATTGATTTCACAGAGGGGAGGTGAGAAGCATGGGTTATAGAGGGAATCAGCGATTGAATGAAGACATTGAAAGATACATTGATACATGGCGTGGAACGGCAATTGGTCAGTCCGTTAAGAACATGTATGAAAATGATTTAGATTATGAAAGCATCTGTGAGGTAATGCAGATTGATTATGAAGAATATGAGGAGGGATGAAGATGCCAACACTACATTACATGTTGAATTGTTTTGGAAAGGATTGCGGAGAATGCAAGAATCCTTGTGAAGATGAAATATATCTTCCATGTTCGCCTAGTTGCGTGTTGTTAGGTGCAGATAGAAGCAGAGATATCAAGAAATGTCTGGAAGCCAGATGTGATGCCTATGAGCCGGGTGAGGAAATGATTGCAGTAACCATAGAAGTGACACAGCAGGAATACATAGACCTGTTACAGAAACTGAAAGCAATGGGAGTAACGGCAGAAGAGGCATTACAAGCATTTGCCAGCAGTTTCGGCGGTAAGCAAGAGAAAATGTTATATAAAGTACCATGTAGGTTTTGCGGTAAAGAAAAGGTTATTGAAATGACGTATGACCAGTATGATAGGCTTGGAAAGTTCAATAACGGAGAAGGGCAGATTCAGGATTTGCTTCCTGATTTGCCGAAAGAAATCCGGGAAATGTTCATTAGTGGCATGTGTCCGGAATGCTGGAAAAAATTATTTTGTAGAAAGTGAGGAAGAAAGGATGTTTAAATTGGAAATCAAGACCGGAGGAGCTGCATTCATGGAACCGTCAACAGGCGAAGAAGATGAATATTATGAGGCGGCAGAAATCAATCGTTTACTTCGGATTGTGGGAGTGGATTTGAGAAATGGTTGCACATCTGGAACGTTGCTTGATGTAAATGGAAACAAAGTTGGCTCATGGAGCAGATAGGAAGGAAAATATGAATTTTAATGAAGCACTCAATATCCCAGACGAAATCAAAAATACGAATGAGGGATTTAAACAGAAGTACAGGATGATTATTAATGCACTTGGCTATGAAGACGTGAAGCAGTGTATTCCATTTAGCATTGATGAATTGAAGAAGGCATACGAGAGTGATGTGCATTTTAATAATCTGCCACTAAGAAAATGGGATTCTGCGGCTGGATATATTGGTGGTCCTGCACGGTGTATCCGAGAGGGTAGCAGATTGACAAGACTTTATTGGGAGCGGTGCAAGGTAAACACATACTCGTGCAGTGATGGTGTATGTATACTGAAGGAGTGCGCAAGAATGTGGGTAGAAGAGTAAAAATGCCAGTAAGGCGTTAGAGCATAAATATGAGTTAATAAAAACAGCTTGAAATAATGTTTGAAGCAAAGGGAATGTAAATAAATTTAACGCAGAAAGGAGCAACCTGTATGTTTGACATAATTTTCGATAGATTGAAAAACAAAATAGTGACAGATATGGACGCAGTTGACATGATAGTTGGAGCATACATAAGAAACGAAATAGATGAGGAAGAAAAGGAAATGCTTTTAGATTTTGTATAATCAAAAGTTAGGAGTGAAGCATATGACGAAAGCAGATATAAAAATTCAATTGTTGATTTTAAAACAACAATGTGATGGAAAAAGAAGAAATGCATTAAGAGCAACGGATGATATTGGCGATTTTGAACATGGAAAAGCTGTTGCATATGAGGATATTGTTAACAGGTTAGATAATTTTATTGATAAACTAACTTAAAATTTAACGGAGGTGGGATATGGATTTTAATTTCTTAGGTGTAGCATTTGTAGATGATGGTTTGCCAAAAGAAACCACCAGAATAGTAGAAGATAAGATGGAGGAATTACATGAGAAAGTAAGGGAAGAGTTTGGTTCTTGGCTTTCCCAAAATGGATTGGAACAGGTTATGGGTATTGTAATTGAAAAAAGTAGAAATTAAAAAATTATTTGGAGGCAAAAATTTATGATGAATTATAAAATATTCAAAGAAATGGTAAAAGAAAGATTTCTGGCCTACATGCTGCCGGAATATGCGAACTGCAGTATTGGCATACAGCAGGTAACAAAAGTGAATAAGACAGTGGACTGCATCAATCTGATTCAAAAGTATAACACTGGAAATGCCGGATATTCAGCATCCCCAAACATATACATTGATACCATGTATGAGCATTACAAGGAATGTGGGGACTTACATGAAGTATTACGGACTGCCGCGGATGCGATGGTTCATGGCCTTGAGGGAATGATGCAGATTGTACAAAAATTTGACTTTGATACCGCAAAGGACAATATCATCTTTCAGTTAGTAAATACGAAGCAGAATAAAGAAATGCTATGTGGAGTTCCGCACCGTACATTTCAGGATTTATCAATCATTTATCGCTGGAAAATAGAGCAGGATTCCAATGTAACTGCCAGCACGATTGTTCATAACGGACTTGCAGAGAAATTGAAAATGGATGAGGAATCACTTTTT